ATGAGATCGAGGCGACGGGGCTAGATGGATGGATGGCATACCGCTATCAATTCAAGGTAGGCGCGGGCGATATCTTCGGATACGCCGAGACTATCGAAGAGGCGCGGGCGAACATCATCAAGGCGCAAGGGGAGGGGAAGTAATGATTACGATTCAAACTAAGGCGAAGTGCGTGGAATGCGCGAGAGTCTTCAATCTGCTAGATGAGGACGACGCGGCAGAATGGGCCTATGGCCACGATTGCGAGGACATCTAATGAGTACCGTAGTGATTACAGCGGGACGGAATATAGGAGGAGATCCTATGAATGCCAGCGAATGGATGCGACTACGTGAAACCTTAGGCCGCGTCCTTGAGTCAGTGGATGCCGATATCTATACTCGCGACGCGCTAGGAGTAGGGGAATGGACGGAAGAGACGGGCCGCGTGATACGCGAGGAGTCAGTTACCTATGTTGGATCAGTACAGGAGGAGAAGATAGCAGCGCTCAAGGAGCGCATTCAGATCATCGCTCAGGAGTACGCTCAGGATGCGATAGCGTTAATAGTAGGTCAATCGATACTAGTGAAGGGTATATAAGAATGAGCACTGAAACACTGACACACACTGAAGAATGCCAGGAGTACGGGCTAACGTGCGCGGGATGCGAGGAGCATTCGTGCACTGAGAGACTAGACGGAGCGAGAGGATATCGCTACGCGAACGTGACTCAGGAGGAGTTATGCGAATCGTGTTATGAATCGGAGTGTGAATATCTATCCTCCGTGATCCTATTCGATCCAAGCGAGGAGGAGGAGATCACATATCTGATAGGCGACCGCGTGTCATTCGGTCAGTACGGAGATGATGCGCCTAGTGGGATCCGCCGCCGATACGTGAGCACTGATGGATGGCGCGGATATCACGTCACGGAGATCGATAACACGGAGGAGATCGATTCAGGAGCGGATCTATGGGGCCTTGAAACCGATATTAGATCCATCGCTGAGAGAATTAAGCAGGAGCATAAGGACGGGACCTTACCCGTTCCCGTGTATGTCGTGGCGGATCTAACGTCTAACGTGTTTAGCGTAGTCCTAACCGTGAGAGTAAATAGCAGTGACTCCATCTCATTCAGGAGATGGCTTAATCAGGAGGAGGAGTAAAAATATGGGATCACTACAGGCTCAAGAATTCGCATCACTAGTGCAGGAGGAGGAGATAGGCCTACGTCAAGCGCTTACCTATCAATTAAGGAGTAATCACTATCCTCCCGTGCCGCTATCTATGATAGATCCGTGCATCGCGGCGATTGATATCGTGCAGCGCTCCCAGTGGGGCGATGCTGAAAGTGATGAACGGATCCCGCTCCCAGCGGGAATCTTATACCGTGGTGAGGATAGCGCTCCCGCGTGGGCTATCGTTGAAAGTCATCACCTATCCGCATTCATCGAATGGGAGGAGTGAGATGGCGTTAACTATAAATCAGATCCTGACTCCTTGCACTGAGTGTGGAGTGGAGTATAAATCGGGCAGTGGATGGCGACACGTGAGCGCGTGTAAAGATTACGATCCGCCGCGTGAATTAGATTATGACGATTTATTAGAACTATTCGGCGATGAAGATCCCGCCGCATACCTATAAGGAGGATGAGATGACGAAGAAGAGACACGCATTCATAGTGGTTGCAACTATTCAAGAGGATGAGATGGGCACGGAGTGGATGGATGTTGACGTGTTTGATGGAGACGATCCAGATCCCGTCCCGTTACCTATCGCTGAAGGTACTTCTCCAGCGTTAGCATCTAATGCGTTAGCAGACACAATATGGAAGGCGTTCAGTGCCCTAGAATTACCATTAAAGAAGGAGGAGAAGGCGTGAAACTACAGGAGATAGATACAATTCAAGACCTAAGAGAATGGGTGGGAGAGAATATGCCAGGAGCGCGACTTACGGTGGATAGTATGGGTGATGTCGTGATCCATACAGGGTTGCATTCCACTATGGGAGGATACTTACACGAATCAGGAGGAGAAGATGGCGAATGATGCGATAGTCCTATGGGCTTTACTGTTAGTATATGGAATTCCAATTGTCACCGTGGCATATTGGTTGGAGAAGATGATGCACAAGGGAGAAGATGATGAGTGAGCAGGAGAAGATGGCGCAGTTTGTATTCACAGTAGTGATTGCACCCGCTAACAAGCAGTATGACGTGGAACTGTGGGACTTTGCAGGTGATGAGCCTAAGCAACTTTCCACGGGTGGAGGTAGCAATTGGCGCACGGCGCTAGGTGAGGCGCTATCCAAGATCGAATTACCAACAGAGAAGGTGGAGAAGACCATCAATGATGTAATCAAGGAAGGTGTAGAAGATGAAGCGCTATGAGATAACAATATCCAAGGTGATGCATAGATTGATTGATGAATTTAATACGGAAGAAGAAGCCCGTGCCTATGCTATCTCTAACCGTGACAGGTATAGAGAATTGATAGACGATAACAAGGTGGAATACTTCTATGAACTAACGGAGGTGTCTAATGTCTGAACCTACGGTAGACTACTGGCGTGCAAAGGCAGAGTTATGTCGTGACCTTGCATTGATACAGATTGAAGATGAAGCAACAGAGAAGGAGGCAGGTATGAACCTAATGCGTATGACCTATGCCCTGTCTATGGTAGATACATTTAACGAAGGAGGAAGTGATGACAACTGATAACGTGGTGGGATTTCACCCAAAGAATAAACTCGTAAACTTCTACGAGATAGCAACGGCAGAAGGCAACGCAGTATGGGGCGGGGAAGATCCGCATAGCGCAGTCCAATGGCTACGCCAATCACCCTTGAACTCACGCCTACTAGTCTCTTGCTGGGAAGCAGGGGAAGAGGATGCGCGATTGATAATTGAACCCATTGACATTACAAAGATTGTCTTTGCAGTAATGGCAGGTGCACAATGACACACGAAGAGTTATTGGGAACTATAAACAGTCCTAACTTTATGAAAAGTCGTACCTTAGAGACACCATACATAGCACTTCGTGCAGTATTAGAATTGCATAAGCCCTGGACTATGCAGACTGACGAAGAAGGTGGAGAAGCAGTCGGATGTTCTTGTAACCTCAACATCCCAGCGTTCTTGAACCCTTATCCTTGTGAAACCGTTCAGATTATTGAGAGGGAATTACAATGACCTTTGTTATAGGCTTGATGTTCGTGATGTTAGTGGCTTATGTGCTGATTGTATGGGAGGATAAGACCAACAATGGAGACTAACAAAAGATTGCGTGGTGCTGCTAACCAAGCGGTACGCCAACGCAACTACAGAAGGGCAAGAGATCGTGCACTAGTACGCCTTGCTCATCTTTACCCTGACACCTATAAGCAGTTGCTCGAAATGGAGAAGCAGACAGATGAACAAGAAGGCAAAACGTGGATTGATCTTGATGGTAATACTATCCCTGTTGTCGGCGTTCGTGTACGCACAACAGAGGGAAGAGGTGCCCCTATCCTCAAAGAAAACATACATAGAAGCACGGACGAAAGCGACAATGGAGGAAAAGCGTGAGAACAAAGCACTTGCAGTTAGTTACGCACGAGCACTCGGTTACAATCAAGACCAGATCAGATGTCTCGTCACCCTTTGGACCCGTGAATCCCGCTTCGACCACCTTGCTCGCCCAAGAGACGCTTCGGGCAAACCAAGAAGCACGGCTTACGGAATTGCTCAACTCCTTAGAGAACGTAGTGCAGAACCTGAACTACAAATCCTTCACGGTTTACGATACCTTGAACATCGCTACGGAAAATCTGCGTGTCGCGCTCTCCAACATAGCGACAGACGCGGATGGTACTGATACACTATAAGCGCATCCTCCTTTCGGGCGACCAAGAACCTCACCGCAAACCCTTCCTGCGGTGGGGTTCTTTGCTTTGCAAAGACAAAAAGCCCTAGTCATTTAGACTAAGGCTTGTTGCCAGCACTCTACAGGCGGAATTGCCTGCCGAGATCTAAAGCATAGCACTATCCACCAGTAGAGTAAAATCCTTTACCCTTAAATGTAATAGATGGAGCATCCCACTTACGCACCATTGGTATGTGGCAGTCAAAGCAGGATGGTTCACGTGGTTCTTCGTGGATTGATCTTTCAATAGTTAGTTCTGCCTTACAGTCAGGGCATCGATAGTCATACATCATTGGTAAGGAGACTCCCCTCCCATAAAGTTAAGTAGTTTGCGTAGTGCATTACCACACCTACGATCAGCAGTAGAGATAGCACACTCTGTTGCTTCGCTTAACTGTTGTAGTGTGTAGTTCTCGTGATAGCGCAGGCGCAGGATGTTCTTCTCATCCTCATCTAGTAACTCGTAAGCCTTCTTGATGTCGATGAGTGTGGCTAATAGATTGCCACCTTCGGCTGGGGCTGCAGGCTTGCGTGGTGTGCCATCATTGACTAGGTTCTGTGCTTGTTCGATAGCAGTATCATTGACCACGCTTGCGATTACATAAGGCAAGAGTTGTGCGATAGTGATGACATCATAAAAGGTTTCATCATTAGTCTGGTATCCAGACTTAGCAGCCTTCTCTTTGCGGGCATAGCGTTCGATAGCACGCTTCATCTGCCAGCCGATACGCCTTTGGTTAGCAAGACGTACGACCTCGTTCTCTTCTTCCAATAGTCCATTGAAGTATGAGATGCGTGTCATTACCCAAGCGTATGCTTCTTGTGTCAGGTCAGTACGATCTACATACTTACGATAACGACGATGCACTAGCGTTACTACGCTAGGTACAATGTCATTGATTACTGGGTGTGGTTCAGTCATTAGGCCACTTACCATCTAATACCATCAATGCAATAGCACTGTAGTTAAGTAGATCAATAAAGGAATCACGCAACGATTCGTTCTCAGGTGTTGCACCGCTATCAATCAAGTGGTTGATGCGTGCAGTCTTGTCGTGCATACGCACACGCAATCCATTGAGTGGCCCACCAGGGGACAGACTAATGTTAGTTGGGCCGTAGTCTTTGTGCTTCTTGATGAGCAGATTACCTGCACCATCTAAGACTTCCCATACATCAGTAACAAACTTAACGTGAGCAAAGTCTACCTTGTCGGCAATGGCTTTATTAAGATCGTCTCCGTTGATAGATCGTGGCTTAGGATTCGGAAGCCCAAATGCTGCAAAGTTTGTAGCATCGTGACCCATTCGCTCTCGGTCATTGTCATACATTAAACGCCTCCAAATAATTTCAACGCTTCATCCTTGCCGTGTGCAAGATAGAAGTCATTGATGTCCATTGATGGTGGTAAGGATACTATGCGTGAGTTGATTACTTCTTGTGACACACGGCGTGAGAACTCTGCACCTGGGTTGGTGCCATCCTCTTTGATGTCATTGTCACCGACTACATACACAATGTCATAGCCTGTAAATAACTTAGTAAAGTGTGGCTTCCAAGCCTGCACTCCTGGTACTCCTACTGCTGGTAGGTTTAAGATACCTGATACAACTACTGCATCTAACTCACCTTCACACACCACGATACTAGATGAATCAATGGTGACATCAGCCACATTATACAGATGACCCTTCTGCCCTGTCGGTGCACCGTACTTAGGCTTGCCATCGTCTAGCCTACGAAACTTCACACCAACACACATACCAAGTGCCGTCAGATAGGGCACAGAAAGCCAGCCCGCGTGCATTTCGTGACCATTGATTGGGTCTGTTACCACACCCAAAGAAAATTGTTGGGCAATATCTTCAGAGATCCCACGTCCTTCTAGATACTCTATTGCCTTTGTGTCCAGGTTTTTGCTGTAATGATTGACCGCTTCCAGCAAGGATTTCGATTGCTCGTGCGAGTGCATCCTTAAACTCCAAGTTCTCTATGATACCTACGACATTGACTGCGTTACCACCCTTCCCGCAGGTGTGGCAGAAGAACAAGTTGTCATAGGTATTGATGACAGCGCTTCTTCTTTTATCAGGATGGATGCAACACCTTACTGATGCAGACCTACCCTCTCTTACTTCCCCTCCATAGTGCAGAACTATTGCTCCTATGGGGATTGTGTTTGCATCAACGGCACCTTTGAACCGTCCCGCTTTACGTATCCTGGACCAGTCTTGTGCTGGCATACACACCCCTTATAGTCACACTTACCGTGCCACGCAGTAGCACGCTTGTAATGGGAAAGAGTATTCTCTTCTCCCGCCCTCATACAGTTATTGCAAATCATTTGAACTCCTTCAACTCTGTTACTGGTACACGCCATCCACTGATGGTTTCATCTCTATAGTTATCAGTGGCAAACTCAGCAGGATCACACCACCCATAGACTTCCACCTGTGAATAGTAATCCTCATCAAGAATCTTTGTACCTACTAGAATCTTGCCCGCATCCTTATTCCAAAACGGAATTGAATCACGTGTGCGTACAGTACGTACCTCAAAGTTCACACCCACATCAGGCAACTTAGCCCGACGAGGATGTAGTTCATTGGGATACCACGGTAGGTTCCAAGCAGTATCAGTAAGAGATGCAACTGCCCACTCAGAGACGTTGGCTCGGACATTGGCAAGAAGTTCGTGCTCTAAGTAGCCGTTCTTCTTACCCACTGCATAGTTAGGTCTGTCTACTGACCCATACTTAGCAAGCCAACGCTCTGTAGCGAGCATCGTACAAACTCTTACTTCATCCCTGCTCAGGCGTACTATCATCTGCCTCTTCTTCAGTAGTTGAATCTTCAACCACTTCTTCCTGTACTGGTACTAGTATCTCTGATGTTGTAATTTCTCCACCTGGTACTGGCATTATTGTTTCTCCTTTAGCCATTGAGTTAAGTCTTGGATTACCCAAGCCTGATCTATTGATGCGTTGCGACGCTTAACTACAACATATGACAGAGGGACTTCCCCGATACCTCGTGCCTTTGCGTAGTTAAGCGCCTCAACTTGTGCTTCTCTCCAGAACTCAGGTAGGGAAAGGGTCTGCCTGTTCTTGAGTTCAAGGATGTAGGTTTCTCCCGATATGATAACAACCATATCGCCCTCATCCTTTGCCCCAGCCTTAGTCAAACGTTCTGCCATAACTCCCGCATTGCGTAGCCATTTCATAACATCTGTCTCAAACTGAGAACCTTTACGTCCGTTCTTGTTAGCCATCAGACTCGCAAGTATGCTCTGCCTTGTGCATCTTGATCTCCTATCTGACACGCTGCAAAGTTAACAAATAGTGTAGCCCATTTAGAAGCATCTGCTGTGTGTGGACCAAAGCGATTCTTCACCGCAGCCACACGCAACATCCCCTGACTTGGGTCATAACCTAATGTAAGTATCAGCGCAGGTAACTGGCTGACCTTACCGTGGATAGCACGACGCGGTGGTGGCATACTCGGTGAACCATACTCACTCTGCTCGCTAACGTGATGAAGTACTAAGACGCAAGCCTCTGTCTTGCGTGCCATATCGTGCAACTCCATCATAATTGCACGTAGCCCTGCCCATTCATTGTCTGTTTCGGCAGCAACATTCATTAAGTTATCAATGATAATTAACTCAGGTGCTATTCCATACAGTTCAACGTAGGCTTTAATCTCCAATTCAATGTCATCTAATGATGGACTTGAATCAAATACCCATTGTATGTGTGACATCTTTGATAGGTGTTCACTGTAGAAGTCTTCCTTGTATTCCATATTGGACTCAACAGTTAACTGCGTATGCCCTGAGATCTGTGCT